CAGCGCCTTGTTCGGGCAATTGACCCCAGCCGCCACCCATGCCAACGCCGTATTTTTCACGAATGGCGTTGTTCAACTGCTCCATTTGGTTGACTTTGTTGCTGTCAGGGCGTTTTACCGCTGCTGTGCCATGCTGATTGCTAATGTCAGTCATTTTGTAATCTTTGGCAAGCATTTCGAGCGTTTTGTCAATGTTTTTTGTCCTGTCGGACGTTTTGATGCTTGTCGGGGTAAAAAACCGTCTTTCAACCGTGGTGCAACCCTTGGGGCACACGCCTTTGACGCTTTCAAACGCGCCGTGCGCCATACATAGCCATTCTTTTTTGACTGCCATCATTTTCTCCACAAAAATTTGGGCATTTTGCCCTGTAACGGTTGATTTACGACTTTGGAAAGGCTTGCGTTGGCCATGTTGACCCTAAATTGCTTTAGCGGCACGGGTGTTTCGTTTAAAACAAGCACTTTTCTGTTGTTTATTCGCTCAATTCGCCAGTATCCGGCCTCCCATTCGGGAATAAACCGAGTCAAGCGGCGCTGCAAACCCACGTTTACCGCCCTGTTGCCGTGGGCAACATTCCACAAATTCTGTGGGTCGATCTGAAAATGCCTTGCTAAAGTCACCAATGACAGCCTGTTGGGACTGACAACCTTGCGCTTTTCGTCCAAGCCGCCCGATACCGGGATGATGAGGGACAACAACCACTCTCTAATTTGCTTTTTGGGTAGCATATCCAATGGCTTTCAAGTAAGTTTGCACTTGAGTATTGGCCACGTTTTGCGGCATTGCGCCGTCGGCATTCTGTGAAGCGCGTGTCACACCCGACTGAACAAGGCGCAGGCGCACAAAGTCAATCCAAGCAATGGTAGCCAAGCACATGGCCACGGCTCTATCATCCTTGCTGCGACCCGGTGCGCCCAGCGTGCCGTCCTCGCGCACCACGTTTTTCATTTCGTCAAGGCAGTCAGTGGATTTGATGGTCAGCAAGCCGCGCTCAAAACAATCCTTCATGCCGTTGAACATACGCTCTTTGGTGTCAAAGGTGGTTTTCCAGTGGTATGCGCCGGGCGCTGAACTGATGGTGTCGGTGCGCTTGTACAAATAGTTTTGGATGTTGGACAACACATTGAACAAGCCCGTGTTTTTGGAAATGTTGGCCTCCATCGCGGCAATGCGCTTCAGGTTGACCATCTCCGACCACACAGCTTGGCCGGGTCCGTTGATTTCCAAGTTGACCATGACATTGGGACCGTAAGCGCCAGCAAGATAGCACAGCACCCAAGCAAATTGATAAGTATTGCACTCGGTAGTACAGAACTCAGCCACCTGCTCAATTTTGTCTGCGTAGCACCGCAGCACAACGATAGCAAAACGATCAGCCCACTCAGAAGACCCGTAAGCAGGGTCAGCCCCAATAACATAGTAGCCTCCGGTTTTAGGCGAATCCCAAATCTTGAGCGTGGCCACTGAGGGCTTGCTTTTTACCAGCTCGGTGTCTTGAAAGTTGTCGCCCAGTAAGAATCGGTAGTAATCTGGTTTGAACTGCCGCGCCAGTTTGTAGCGGTCAGTGATGGTTTGCGAAGAAAAGAACTGCGACCCACTCATTACAAAAGCGTATTGCTCGGTGGGCGGGAATTCTTGGTACATCATGGTTTCGTCTTTGATGACCTCGGCCATCTTCCAGCGCCACCATGCAATTTGTTCGGGCGTGATGTCAACGTCGTACAGTTGCTTGATTTCCCGTGTCCACGTTCTTTCTTCGGTGGTCAGCTTGCCGTCCCAATAGACTTTGTAAATGGGCGACTCTTTTTTGATTGAATAAAACTGGTTGCGCCACCAGCCAACAAAAATGGCCTTTTGCGTCTTGGCGTTTTTGGCTGTCTCCCACATATCGTGATAGACGTTGAAGCCTCGGGCGGTGGATTCCCACAAGTACAGCCGCTTGGGGTTGTGTTCAGCAAGCGACGCCTCAAGCGACGCAATGCCTTCCTCGTCGCCCCACGATGACGTCTCCGTGGCGTGCATAAACATGATTGCCTTGCCTCGGCCTAGTCCACCTTTTTTGCGAGTACCTGCAACTTGATAGACCATGCGAGAACGATTCTTGAGAACCAGTTGCGTCCGGTTGTGAGACTCAGCAGGAATCTTAAACTCGGCAGGTAGACCGTCCATATACATACTGAGAGTTGATCGGAACATATCACGGTTATCTTCTGTATCCGTAACCAACGTCCCTTGTACGCCGCCGTACTTATAGTGCCAGTAGAGATCAAGTGCGAGAGAGATTGTCGTAATGCCAAGCTGTCGGCCTTTGAGGATGACAAAATAGTGAATGTCATTTTCAAGCCCTTTGGAAATTTCTTCCATCAGATAGGTTTGTGTGCCCAGCAACTGGCTGCCCAAAGAAACAAGGCCGTGCTCTTTTGTCTCAACTTTCAACGCCTTGCAGAAGTCGTAAAAGTTTTTCAAAGGAAATTTCATTGAAATACCACTGGTTGAATGATTAGCTTTTCTCGGCCTTCAACAATCACGGTAAAGAAGTGCAGGCCGACGTTGTGACGTGAAACACCCTTGGAGTCGGCAAACATCTCCAGCAACGCACGCAACGCGCATTGACGGTATTCTTCTTGCTTGTCCATTGTCTCGACTGTCATATATCAAACGCCCTCATGTTGAGTTTGACTGCCCTATCGTATTTTTCCCGAATCACGATTTCTTGGCGAACCAGCTTTCTGACGGTCTTGAAAAGGTGCGTGCGCGTCCATTTCAAATCGTTTTCAGCCTGCCTGCGCCATCCGGCCTGCAACGTCGCAGACCCATCGCAGTGATGCAGCATCCACCAAATCAGTCGGTAGTCAGGTGCACCCAGCGCCTGCAATGACCAAATCGGTGGCCGTTTTCCCTGTTCCATATTTACCCTCCAACACGACTGAGGACTCTGGTTATGTTTATCCAATTCGGATTAGACCGACAATTTAATCCTCATGCGTGTTGGATGCAGGCCGTGGATTCGCACCACGCTCGACTGAGCTTATGAGACTCGCCGGGTCACTAGACCTGCCTGCGTAATCCTTTATTCTTCTACCTTGGCCGATTCAGCCTCACCAGCCTCCTCGACCCTCATCCCCGCAGAGATCATCCCAATCAAGTCATCCTGCGACGCCACCTCGGACGTCAGCACCTTAGACCCGACATAGGCCAAAGCCCCAGTTTTGGTCGATGCACGCACCAACCAGTTCACACCCTTGTCACTCGTGACCTTATAAACCCGTTTTGCCATGTTTTCCTCCTGTTTTTGATCCATTGGCAGGTCGAATTGTTCACGCGATGTTATCCTTTGTCAAGACCTTTTTTAGCCGGGTGCTCGTAAGTCCTTGATTTATATGGGGTAAGGGCTGGAAACACGATTTTTCTTTGGGGGGAGTTTCGTGGGATCCCCCGCTCACAAAGGGGTCAAAACCCAATTGCTCCAAGCCGTACCGCGCCGCCGCCGCGCCTAGCCGCACCGATTCGCCCAATGCCCGATTCGCCCTAGTCAAACCGCAAAACCTAGCATCCATGCGGGTTAGCGCGTGATTGTCAGTGGCCCATTTTTATATTGAGAGCGCGAGTTGGGGGGCATGTCACGCTCTTTTAGACAATTGAAAGCTATCCCGATTCGCCTTCTTTCGCTCTCTCTTATGGTGTCTATTGATTCGGCATTGAATGAATGCCCGAATCTTGGCCTATGCTTTCACTTTGTAGTCATTGGGCGCGTTATATAGGGGTTTGCTGGGTCTGCTCTAGGGGCTTGCATAGTAGGGCTTGCACTTTGTAAAGAATGCCAGAATTGTGCAAGTATTCAAAAAGCCGCTAATTGTGTTCTATGGTTTTAAGGGTTTGCCCTATTAGGGTATAAAGTGCCTTTGCTAAGTGATTGATTTTTAAGGGTTTTTCAAAAGCTGGCACGATTCTATTATGCTATATATATGAGAATACCGAAAAAATGTAGTTCTCAAACGATCAAACGATCAAACGTATAAGGCCACGTACAAAGGCCGATTAAGAGCGAAACAATGTCACAATCAGTTTATGATGAAATTACTGCCTCAATCATTGAGCAACTAGAGCAAGGCGCCGCGCCGTGGGTTAAGCCTTGGAAAGCCGATAGCAGTGCAGATAAAAACATAGTCAGCCAAGCCCCCTACAAAGGCATTAATCGCTTGATTTTGGGTATGTCTTCAATGCTCAAAGGCTATTCAGTGCCCGTTTGGGCGTCATTCAAGCAATGGCAAGAACTGGGCGCAACTGTACGCAAAGGCGAGAAGGGCACAAAAATTGTGTTTTTCAAGCCCACGCATACAGTTAAGGATAAGGCCACGGGTGAGGAAAAAAACGTATTTGTGCTCAAAGCTCATTGGGTTTTTAACGCCCAGCAAGTAGACGGCCTAGTGGTTGATGCGCCACTGGTGACGCCACGCGAATTCAATTCAATTGAGGCCGCCGAAACCCGCATTGTCAAAACTGGCGCCACGATCACGCATGGCGGCGATAGCGCGTTTTATATGCCCTCAATGGATCGTATTCAGTTACCCAATAAAGCGGCTTTTGAAAATGAGGCCTCATACTATGCCACGGCTTTTCACGAATTGACGCATTGGAGCGGCGCGAAAAGCCGCTTAGATCGTGACTTGGATAAGGGCAAATTTGGAAACCCTGCTTATGCGTTTGAAGAATTAGTTGCAGAAATGGGCGCGGCTTTCTTATGCGGCGATTATGGTATTCAGGGCGAATTGAGACACGCCGGATATATCGGGCATTGGCTTAAAGCTTGCAGGGACGATTCAAAGGCCATTTTTAAGGCCGCGGCTCTCGCGCAAAAAGCCGCCGATTATTTAAACCAGCTTGATGCCACGGCTTTAGCCTTGGCCGCTTAAGTAGTCACTATGTAGGGCGCGTGCGTGCCCTATGTAGTGTCAATTGACGCTAGCGCATAAGGCCGCGCACAAAGGCCGATAAGGTGAAAACCATGCAAACCAGC